GATAAAACCTGCTTAAGACCTCCGGGTATCACCAATTACGGTGATTCCAATGATCTCAGCACTCTAGTTGATAGATAAGTAATAAACTTACGTTTAAACTACTTACTATCTTCCTTAGTACTGAATGCCAAGCTAAATAACTCGAGGTTACTTAACCTTGTTGGCTTGTGCAAGGAAATCTTATTGTCCCCATTAGCAATTGCTAATAGAGCTTTAAGCACATCATATTTACATTTAGTGGCATAATGCCCTTTGTTGTAATATCGATATGTATCGATGTTTGGCACATTTGCCATCTCTCGATATTCTCCTTTCATTCATGAATTATAGATAGAATAATCATCATCAAAATTCTGACTTAAGTCAGTTTTAAATTGATATTCCATTAGTTGTCCGGTAACACCGAACACTAAAGGATGAAATTTATCTATGGATACCTGACAGACTTTCTTTGGTACATTGGGCTTGTTAATCCCAATGGCTGTTGTTCAGAAAACATAGTTTCTAGCGATAGATACTAAATCATCTAAACACTCATCTCCTAGGGCAAGTAATTTACTTGCTCAAGATCCGTCAACTACCTCCAGTAATGGAGCTGTTGATGTGACTTGTTGGGGAAGAGACAGCATGTCTGAAATCTCTTTACCTTGTTTATGGGTAGAAAGAAAACAAACCAAAGTCGGGCGGAGGAACGAATCCTCGTACCCCCTCTCACGGGCCATCTTAACAAATTGTAAAATTTGTTCAGGTTTGGACCGCGCATCTTTTAACATGTTAACTGGAAATCCAGTTACTTCATGTTCTTTGATGAAGAGCCTTTTAGCGAACTCGGTATAACCTTGCTCGCTTTGAGTGCACTTGGAGGGTGACAGAGAAACACCTAATCTACTAATAACATTAGTATATTCATTGTATACTTCTTTTGAAGTATCAAGCGTATCATCACCTAAAATAAGGTATTTGTAATTTCTTACTTTTACTTTATTTGCACAATATTGCTTTACAGCATGATGTGTTAGTGTTGACACAGGCCATGAGCTTAATAAACCCATGGGGTTTCCACAGTTGTATCTAACATCACCCTTAGGGTGGTGAAAAGTACGATTTGTAGTAACCTGTTCTCACAACCTACTCATATCAGCACCGTATGCAGCTTTTACTAACTCGACCTCAAGTTTTCTTGGGAATCGGTCAGTGAAAGCTGTCATATCAGAACTGTATAAATTGGATCCTAAATCTTTAACAAGTTTAGGAATGTCACTTTGAATGTAGGTCACATCGCTTGGTAATTTTCTTAATGCAGTCATAAACCCCTTATGAAGGGAGCTTAATGCTGTATTAGATCACCAATCTGCTATGGCAATAACACGTGTTTTACACGCGCTATCACTTAGTAGAACAAGTTTGGAGGCATAATAGCCTTCATCCTCGTGCGTCATGTGTGAGTATGCGTCAGGAATAAGAAACGAATTACATAATAGTAATAGTTCTTTAACTGACTCCAGTAATTCTGGTTCTCTATGCCGTAAGGCAGAAAGATCTTGAATTGCTGTAATAGAAGCTGGTCCATTTGGGCCAGCCCTGTTACTCATCACAAGTTGTGATGGTCCTAACTTAGGCATATGCCTAAGGAAAGACCAATTATGAATGTAATCGGTAATCTCCTCTAGTAGATTTTCATCTGCTAAAGAATTATCGGTTATTGTACTAACCGAGTATTTAGGTTCACACCTAAAAGTCTCAATGATTCTCATCACTGAGAATGAGTACCGTATACTATATACATCGTCTACGACAGGCTTTATAAAGCATATCGCTTTAGGAAAGCTGTCCCTATCTGCTTTGCAGAAAGGTACCGGTACAACAGTTTGTTTTAATGCAAACTGTTGCATAACTAATCTATAGGCTTTGAGTCTATTGATAGTTTCCTCTTCACCTCTACATTGTAGAAGTTTAGAAACCATGTCGTGGAATTTATCCACATTATGATTGGATGGCAGACCATGTAACACGTTGATCATTGGTATTAAAGTCTTTACAGACTTTAATCAACCATTGTCAATTTTTGTTATTTGACTGTTCATATTGATTAATTTAATCTTTTGATTTTTATAATCTCTGTGTGCTCTCTCAAAAGGAGCAATCCAATTGGTGCCTAACAGAGTAGGGTACAGTTTGT